TTGAATCACAACATTACCATTTTTGAAAATAGCAACATTGGAAATACCATCACCGTTCTCACCCACCACAAGCTCGTTTGCTATAGCGACATTTGTGGAGTAAGTATTACCAGTAATCTTCAACACGTTAGACCCCGCGCTGTCCACAAAAAACTTACTATTTGTAGTTCTGAGAATATTCGATGTAATTACATTTGTAGAGGCTACATTACCGTTGACAGTCACGAGGTTTGTAACGGTGCGATCAATTACAAATCGGTCTGTACCAACCTGAAAATCGTGAGATGGATCTTCGACGCCAATACCAATTTGTGTGGAAGTAAAACGAGCGACATTCGTAAAACCTGACAATTCTAGATCACCTGTAGCAGACAGCTCACCGGTGAGAATGAGATTCGCCGCTGTGATTTCATCTGCTATAATCTCACCTGCTTGAATACTCGCGACACCCGAAATAATGTCCTCTTCTCTGGGTGCAGCATCTAAACTACTGACATAAATCTGGCCAGCTGTGACGAGAATGCCATCCGCTTGTGTCGCCATATACATTAATTACCGAATAAAATTCCAGCTAATCCATCCTTGATTCGAAGTACGTTATAATTGACGGCATATACATACATGTACGAACGATCAACCGCCTCGACCCCTCTGAGTACAAGTTTTGCATTATCGAGACGACTGAAGTTACAAGAACCAGATGGATTATACTCAGATGCATTCATACAGAAGTGATACGCGAAATAGCGAGTGAATGTGGGTGAGTGTGTAGGGTTGTTGAAATGTGTTCTACCATAATTTGATTTGTAATAGTTTTGTACTGTGTGAAAATATACTGGACTCATATTTTCGAAAAGAGAGGTGCCATTTAAATACATATCTGCATTGGTAAAGGTGAAACGATCCGAAGCGGGGTTGGTTGTGGAAGAACCAAAACCAAAGAACAGAGATTTCACTGGATGGTTAAACGATGATATATCGAGGGTATTATATCCACCCGAATCGGTTGTATTGTCCGTGATTGCATTCAATGGATACTCTACTCGCTGTGACTGTGTAATGACAAGGTCCATCGAACGTTTTACAAGTGTCTCTCGCTCTTCTGTGTCGAGATATATATAATTTCCGTACATATACGCTTTCTTTTCAGATTCGAAGAGCATTGCAGCAAGATTTGATTCATCAAAGTTTATACGTATCTCAACTTGATGATTTTGAAGTGCCACTAGAGGTAAAAATGCTTTATGGTCACAAAAGAAAAAATGTAATGGTAAAAATGCTCTATTTGAGAGGGAAGCTTTAGTATTCAATTCTTGGGATTTATTGTATGTATCAGCTAAATAATTAGGCCAAATCTCACTATAGTAGTCGAAATGTTGTGAATCAACTTTTTGACCACCTATGAAAAGGTCGATCGTTGACTTGTAAAAAAGATTAGATGATATATTATCGTCACTATTGCTACCCGATTCAAACCAAATACCATTTATGACATCACCCAAAACCGGTATGATTATGGATGTGTCGCTGTCGGTAATTGTTTTTATGTACTTGGGAGCTTGGGAAAAATTCGTATGCCGAGTAAATTTCATACGAAAGAAAGAATGTCCCTCATCACTCGTGAGATACACATCTTGAACACCCTTGGAGACGAGTTGTATTAATGCACCAGACATTTATTTATTGATTAGATTATAAAAATAGACACTTTCCCTGAGGGAAGTCACTCTTCTTTTCTTCCACCACCTTACCATGAATTTTGAAACCACCTTGACGGTACACCTTCATTCGTTTATAATACATCGCTGTGAAAATCGACCACGGATCGTGGACATCATAAATGTGGGGATCGTTTTTCTTGCCCTTCGTCTCTCTCATGATACGCCCAATACTTTGTGTGATGTCTGATTTAGGTGATGCCAAAATGACTGTATCGAGTGTTGGGATGTCCAAACCTTCATGGGCTTGGCTAAATGTTGCGAATATGATCTTCTTCTTTGAGGATTCCTGAAGCTGTGCTTCTTTCATACCACCCATGTACAGTCCAGAAGTTTTTGGAAAACACTGATGAAGAAACTCACAGTGGTGTCTACGGTCACTGAGAACGAGGAGCTGTCTCGTTCCCGCTGAAGCCTTTTTAACGAGTTCCACTAACATTTTGTTACGTGTTCGATCCTCAACAAGTTCAGTGATCATGTTTGGCATTGAAATTTTACCATTTCTCATGGAGGGTGGTGGATTTCGATAGTTTGGTGAATCGAAGGTCACAGGAAATACTTCAACCTGTTCTTGATTTTTCCGTTCAACCGCAAAAAATGTAGGACCCATGAACCAATGAAGCACTTTGGTAAGACCGTCCTTTCTTTCGGGGGTTGCGGAGAGGCCATAAATATGTCGGGGACAAAGTTTAAATAAACTTTGACTGAATACTTTAGCACAAATATGATGTGCCTCATCCACTATGAGCGTCCCGATACTCTCAAAGTCTGTGAAACTGTACTCCTTCAGGGACAGGGATTGAAGCATTGCGATGACGAAATCACAATTGACTTCTTTCTTGTCCTGTTGAACAACTCCTATTGTGGCACCTGGGCAAAATTGATGTATTCGCTCCCTCCATTGGTCAGCCAAAAACTGTTTATGTACGACGATCATCGTGCGAAACCCCAACTTACATGCTATGGCCAAGGATACCGTCGTTTTGCCATAGCCACATGGTAAAGAAAGGACGCCATGCCCTGCTTTAATAGCTGCTCCGAATGCTTCATTTTGGTGTGTGGCATCCCGAAGTTGTCCTGCAAATCGGGTATTAATTTTAGTGGGTTCGGGTCTCTTGTCCTCTTTGGGTTCTCCCATCTTGTCAGTTCCATAGAATCTTGGAACGCAGACTCCATTCTTAGCTGCTCTAAAAACTTTGAAAGGTGGTGGAGGGAATCCGTAATCCCCATTGACTACAGGTCTTACCGTGAGTTCCTTTTTAATTTCTTGAATTGGTCCTTGTCTCACAAAGTATCCAGTTCGAGTGAGCATACTTATTTAAAGATTGGAAACTTTAAATGAGTATAAAATGCCCACCGTCGACATTGAAGATAATATTCAGAAGCTTCGTATGAACATCGAGAAAATGACACAGGAAATCTTCCGTCTTCAGGGAATGCTCCAAACCTTTGAGGGGTTCAAGAAGGGTGGTCTCAAGACCATTCAGCTTCCTCATGATCTAACTCAAGAGGTTGAAGAGCTCGAGAGTATCCAAGAGAAACCCGAGTAATTACCAACATTCCAAACCCCCTTGAAGTCTATTTCGACTTCAACATCATCACCCTTTATTAGAGACTGAATGGGACGTCCTTTGACGTTGCACATCACTCTCCTATAACGAAATGGCACCTTCACAGTGAGAATATTCCCATCGAGAGGATTATCAATATTTGTATTTGCAAGTAAAAACCATTTATTTGTATGCATTCGTTCTATAATTTCAGATACTTTAGCAGGAATTATATAACGAATATACTTTTTATTGTTGAAATCATACATTGGTTCGTATACATTGGCTAAGAACTTCATAGATTTCTATTACGATACACTAGAATTAAAACTATAAGCACTACAATAATAATCGATATGACTTGTGAAAGAAGAATAGGTTGAAGTGGTTCCCTCGTTCCAAATTGTTCATGACATAGTGCTCTCGAAACCTCGACTGCCGCCTCGATACTCGAATATGGCGTATTCCTCGGTGACATCATACCACACATAGCAACCTTCGAGCACTTTCCAAAGAAAGGGAGTTGACCGTGAAGGCTAAGTACTCCTGAAGATTGTGAGAATTCCCAAGTTTTGCCGTTCCATTCAGCGCCCCAACCGATGCGCATTTCTTTGGGTTCGGGGAGTTTGAGTTGTTGGAGCACTTCAGCCTTTAACGTCTCAGGATCAGATGTGAGAATATCTTCGGTGAGATGACATATAACACATGACACCGTTTTACCATCTGCGAGAACTTTGGGTTGTAAATTCCATTTAGTAGATGTAGCTATTTCGAGATCGGTTTTTATTTTGATTGGATCTTCATAATCGATAAGAACATTTATGGCGCCATATGTACTTTCTCTCACCTTTTTATCGGCATCAGGTCCCCAATTTTCAGCTAAAAGATTGAGGGCAGGACTATTATCGAGACACAAAAAAAGCATATCATCTTGCAATATTGTACCATTCGTGAAACTCGCCCTGTATGTATGTTCATCATACGCTATACGTGTAAGTTCGGTGCCGAACACGAAGTTTCCACCAGCCGCCATGACAGCCTCTTCCATCGCATCACACATGACTTTACCAGAAACTCTCTGTGTGTGGGGTTTAGAGAGACCGACATGGTCCAAATTTTTTACAAACTCATAGGCGGACATAACATCCCAAGTGACACCATCCATGATCAGAGGAAGATGTTCAATGACACCCTGCCCCTTTTTCGATAAAGTTCCAACAGCCTCTTTCAGAGAAATTGATTTATACTTTTTAGGTTGAACAAGTACTCGAGCGAATAAGGAAATCAGTACTCCATAATCTTTCACACTAAGAGAACGTAAAACAAAACCGATATGTTCTCCATTTTCCTTAGCTTGAAATATCGTATCCCACGAGATGCCCATCTCACTGAAAAGTGACTGTGTGTTCACAAATGCACGATCAAATACAATTCTATGTGCGTGTAAATCTCGAACGTCTTCATCTGGTTCCCACCAAGAACCACCTGCTGAAGTTTTTCGATCATATATAATGACTTCATGATCACCCGTCCTGAGAAGTTCCCACGCGAGTGACATACCCGTAGGTCCGGCTCCGACTATATGAATCTTCATTCTACTTTTAAGGGATATATAAATTTTCATGCATCGTCGTATACAATCCAACGAGTATCATCGTGAGCCAAAGTTGAAGAGACATGTACATCCTCCCTTGATAGAGAAGGAAGACTGTCAACATGAGATGCATTGGGAATGGTTTTTCTGGTCCATATTTCATATGAAATCCTGTCGTCGCCGCGATGGTCAGAATAAGAGCACTCATGAAAGAAGACTGGGAGGGTCTCAATAAAAACCATGAAATGAATAAAAGTGCCACATAGGATATGAAGATTGAACGTCGTCCGAGTTCTTCTTTACTATCCACGATGGCCAATTGTTCACCTTTTATAAGTTTTGATTCCCAGTGGGGACCCAATATGAGATATGATGCATACGCGAGTAAGAAGAACCACCACATATATTATACTATACCAGTTTTTTTACGCTCTTCAGGGGTCTTGAGAGCGTGTAGAGTTCCTATGAAAATGGCAGTGGATATCAAAGCGGTTTCCACATCACTCGTGACGACCAAAGCTATGATGAAAAGGGAGAGGGCGCGAAACCACGCATGATCGAACATCATCATGACACGGTCTGGAACATAGACGGCGTTGTGCGAAAAAATACCCTGATACATGACCACCAGCGAAAACACGAGAGGCATACGAAGAAACTTTTCTATTTTACCACTCACGGGATTCAGAAAGTCCATTTATATTTAGCTTATAGAAAAAAACCTCCACAGAAAGTAGAATGTTATGTGTTTCTCAACATGTACCAATTAAAGTTCCTAGTAGAAGGTTGAAAACATGGAAGTTTGCTGGTAAGTTTCTATGGAAGAATGCCACTGTACAAAATAAATCTGAATTGGGTCGATGGACGAAGGAGGAACTCCTTGAACTCGGCCCAACGTTTGTAAAATTAGGTCAGATCGCTTCGACGAGGGGAGACCTCTATCCACCGGAATTTACAAAAGAATTGGAATCGTTGCAAGATGACGTTCCTCCCGTGGAATTCGATACCATTGTAAACTATGATATTTTTAAGGAATTTGACCCTGTACCATTTAAATCAGCGAGTATCGGCCAAGTCCACATGGCTGTACTCCAAAACGGTCAAAAAGTTGTTGTAAAATTAAAACGCCCAGGAATTCTGAATATAATGAAGGAGGACACCGATAACATACGCAACATTGTACACTTCCTCGAGCGCGTAGGTATTGACACAGGAAATAGTTCTGGTTCAGTTCTTGATGAGTCCATCGAGTACCTATTAGGTGAGGCTGATTACAAACAGGAAATTAACAACGCCATAAAGTTTCGTAAAAGTATGAAAGATGTTGATTGGGTAAAAGTCCCGAGAGTCTACAAAAAGTATTCAAACGATGAAATGATCGTCATGGAATATGTACCGTCGACAAAGTTGACAGAGATTACAGACAAGAGAGTGAACAAGAAGAAGATATGTGAAGCCCTCATAAACGCCTATGTGATACAAACTATGGATAATGGTCTCTTCCACGCCGACCCACACCCCGGGAACTTGGGATTTTCATCCAAGGGGAAACTTGTATTTTATGATTTTGGGCTACTTGTACCATTATCAGAAGAACTCCGGGATGGATTCACGAAACTATTTGGATTCATAATCATGAGGGATACGGCTGGTATAGTTGACACCCTCGTCAAGTTGGGTGTGATCGTTCCAACATCTTCAGATGTTTCGGACATAGAACTCTTCTTCGAGAACATCTTGGGATACTTAGAGACTCTAGATGGTTCTGGGATTGTCAACGATGATCTCGCTGCACAACTTGCGATCGAAAAACCATTCGTCGTACCCAGTAGTTTTGTGTACCTCGCCAAAGCCTTCTCCACGATTGAAGGTATTTGTCTTAAACTGGATCCAGATTTCAACTACTTCACCTACCTGGAACCCCTCATCCAACAACAGATCATAGAGTCTGTGGACGTTGGGGATATATTCATGAAGACCACTGAGATACCTGGAACAATCAGCAAGATAAATACAGCTGTCACAGGTCTTCAAAAATCGAGGGGGTCTATGAAAAGGTCTATGGTCAAAACACAACAGGAAATAAGGCTCGTCCAGTACAGCGTGGTGTGCGCTCTACTGGCTGAGAAATTTGGGGACAATCCACCCCTGGCGATGTTTTTTGTTTTCTGTACCCTGTGGTTTACTTTTCATAAAAGTCGATAGACTTCTTACCACTTTTCTTGGGTTTGTCGTCCTTCTTGATCAGTTTATTATGCTCCTCGAAGTACCCCTTCAAACGACTCTGTTCATCACGGAAAATACCAGAGACCTTCTCTTTGATCTTGTCCACGTCGGCGTCGCGTTCCTTCTGGATCTTTTTACTTAACTTCTTGAACCCCTTGTTCTTCTTATCGGCAGCGAATACATTGAGTGTGTTTGTAATGGCAAGCATTTACTTTGTGTTGACATTTAATTTTTTAAGTCTGGCGACACGTCGAGGTTGACGAGTCTCTTCCAACTTCGCTGCGGGTGTATCTCTGTAGTTGAGTGCTAGTTCGTCTTTTGATTTGGTATGTTCAATCACCTGAACATACCCCAGTTTACGGGCAAGTACGGGGCGTCGGGACAATTCGAGGAGGCACAGGGCCGGGGTGGTGTGGATAGCGCACATATTGTTCATCTTGTAAGGTACTCATTCTGGGGATTTTATTTTTAAGCGCCTTAACTTCTCCTGAAACTCACGTCTCTCTCCCGGAGATTCAATTTCCTTCCCAGAGTTTATAGCTTCAATTTCAGGACCAGTCAACTGCATAGCATTTACACGAAAGTCCATGAATGCCTCCATAGAGTGGGGTACTAGGGGTTGGACGAGTTCGTAGATGGCTGTGGCATAGTCACGAATCTCCTTTTGAGCGTGATGATCCATCCTCAATTGCAAGAAATGCATGAGATTGTGTAGGTCCATCTTCCATACAAATGAAGTGTAGGTAGATTGGGGGAGAACACCTCGCGCTTGTTCCCTACACACACCCTTCTCGAGTAAGTTCTGATACAATTTGAAGGCATTCTTCTGTTGAATGGATACGAGTTCATTGACTTCTTCACCGAGTTCCACAACACCTTCCGATCCTTGATGATTCACTTCGGATTGACCCCTGTAAAACTCTGGTTCGTAATACTCTTCATCAACGATAGAATACCGAGCTGACATCTCATTCACGGATGCAGTCCTGTGCCTGAGCCACTGACGAGCGATGTAAAGTGGTGCCTTGATACGAAACTTGAAAACAACGAGTTCTAGGGGAGAAGTATGCCAATTGCGGACAAGGTACCTAATAAGACCTCGATCACCACGAGTGGTCTTAGTACCTGTTTGATAACTCACACGAGCACCATCAACTATGGCCTTATCCAGATTCTCTTGGGGCATATGGTCCACGAGTTCGACAAATCCATGATCCAAAACTTTTTTCATTATAACAATCTATCCGTTCTAATCTTTAATAATCACAACTTTCATCCATTGGGACTTCTCCACAAAAGTCGTACAACTCATAAAGTTTCTCTTGTGACTTTTCAATCTCAACTGTGGTATTATTCATGACATCAATGGCGTTATCAATTAGATCTAGAAACGAATCAAGTTGGTCGATCGCTACACGATGATGTTTCCTGTTTGTTTTGGAAGAGTGTGCCGCAGCCCTAAGACGCTTATTACTCTTGATAATCTTATCAATGTTGGGCTTGTCAGTGGGTATGGCGGACATTCGGATGATGAGACTCATTGTGAATAACTATCCATTTATATCTTTAATCAAGTCACTTAGGTCTCGATAGTACCTCTTCAAGTCTTTCATGAATCTTTTATTATTTTCAAGAACTTCACATTCAACTTTGTTTAAATAAATCCACGCTAAATTACAC